GTTTGACAAGCGCTTATCTCGTGGGAGAAAAACCCGGGGTGTTTTTCAAAGCCTGTCTGAAGGACGAGGCCCTTTCGAAGAAGAAGGCAGAGGCCGGGAAGACACGTGTTTTTACTGGTTGTCCTTTTGCCTACCAGGTTTTGTTTCGCCAGTATTTTCTGCCGGTGATAGCGTGGATCCAAGAACATTTCCTGGAGTGGGAGTGTGCAGTTGGCTGCAACCCCCGCTCTCAGGATTGGACCGATATCCACGACTACATTGTGCGGCCTGTACCGGACGAGCTTGGCTTCATCGACGGTGATTTCGGGGCGTACGACAAGCGTATGTCCCCTCAGTTCCTCAGGGCTGCGTTCGGCATTCTCATTGATTTTGCACGACGTAGCGGGTACTCTAGTGCCGATTGCAGTGTGATGTGGGGCCTCGCTTCTGACGTCATCTACGCTAACGTCATCGTGAAGGGTGATGTGGTCGTTTTTCCAGCGATGCATGTGAGTGGTGAGCCAGCAACGGTCATTATCAACTCGGTAGTGAACAGCCTGCTCATGCGCAGCGTGTACTTCGGACTAGGTGTCTCCGGCCCTTTTCGAGATAATGTGTCATTGATCACCTACGGCGACGATAACATCCAGGGAGTAGCACCTCACATTCGTGGAGTGTACAACTTCGCTGCGTTGAGCGCACGCCTTGAGCGGATGGGGATTGAGTATACCCCGGCCGACAAGAGTGACGCCCGAGTTGCCCCTTTCCGTCGAGTGCAGGACATTAGTTTCCTGAAACGGAGATGGGAACCGCATCCCTTAGTGGGTTGGTTGGCACCATTGGACAAGGCATCTATCATTGGTTCGCTTATTGTCTGGGTCCGGTCGACTTCGATCGGGGAGAACGAGCAGCTCATTGCGACATTCGATAGCGCCTTGTACGAGATGCTTGCTTATGGTGAGCTCGAGTACAATGAATTCCGGGACACGGTCATGTCCGTGATGCCGGAAGATGCGCTTCTCCTGTGTGAATGGACGATTGGTTCCAGGATCGCAGATTTTCGTACGTTTTTCGAGAAAGCGTACAACTTGTAGACCATAATGGCGACTGCCCGGAAACCTTGTGAGTATAGTATGTAACATAGCAACATCCCGCGCCTCGCTGTGAGCACTTAATGGCTTCTTCTACGACAAAACAAGACACTCTGGAACAGACGGAGAAAACCTCGGTTTCGGGCACCATCACCCAGAACCTTGCTGATGGGGAATCCCAGCAGCAGAACGTTGTGTTTTTCGACGCACAACCCAGTGTCAATGTGGCGCTGAGCAGTGAGTTGGACAGCACTTACAGTTTAGGGCGGCAGGTGGACGCCCAGCTCGGCAATTTTCTCGAGCGCCCACTCAAGATCTGGGATTATGAGTGGAAGACTTCCGATAGTGGTTTTTCGCTTGGCTTCACCAATCCGTGGCTCGCGTACTTTTCGAACCCGGTAGTGCTGGAGAAGCTGAACCACTTTCGGTTGTTGCGTTG